AGGTAAAGAGCCGGTATGAGGCGAAGACATACAGCAAGATTCTAATTCGCGTGCGGCAGGATGGCGCGGACGGGTTTACAGCTGACCAGATCAGGGCCGCCGCCGAGGCTGCCGGAATGAGTCTTAATGCGTGGATTGTCGAGGCCATCCGGGACAAGCTGTAACGCCCCCTTTCTTCCCCCCTCTTTTCCCCCTCTCATACTCTCCCTCTTATCTCCCCCCTATAATCCCCCCACGAACGGAAGGATATTACCCCGCTTATCAGCGGGGGTAATATCCGTTCCAGAGAGGGTTATACAGGGGTCAATACTCTGTGTGTCCCGGTGTGGTCCCGTGGTGGACTGCATCGGGTTTCTTTGTGTCCAGAGTGGGAGAGGGGCGGAGGGAACAGAAGACGAGCGGCCAGCAGTAAAAAACGCGCGAGGGACCGCCGCCCCGGCTGGGGGCCGGGCGGCTTCCCTTCCGGCGGCGGGAGTGAGCCGGGCAAGGTAACGCGGCGGCAGATTTAACGACCTGTTAAGTACAAACCCAGTGTTTGCAAGACAATCCGGCTTTGCTGTGTCGAAACTGTGTCAATCAGCGCCCCGGCGCGGCAGGCGATGAAGGACGGCGGGCGGCGGCGCGGGGCCTGCGGGCGGCGACTGATCCCACGGACGACAGGCGCGAGGGAGAGGAGGGGTAGCGGAAAAACAGCCGGGCCTTCTGGCGGATGGGGTAAGGGGGATGCCCCCACATTCTCTGCGACCCTCCACGGAACTAGGGTGGCGGAAAAGAGGCCGGTGGGGTTTCTGGGGCTGGGCTGCAAAATATTACGGGGCCTACGGGGAGAATTACAGAGTTTTACGGAAAATCCAAATGGACTTTCAAACAGCAAGGGGATATTTTGGGAATAGATAACCACGCGCGGAGGTGTGTATTATGCGCAAGTACATTGGCACGAAGATCATCCACGCAGAACCGGCAACCCGCGTTGAGACTGTGGATTGCAGCGTCAGAGAGGGCTACAAGGTCGTCTATCCTGACGGCTACGAAAGCTGGTCCCCCAAGGATGTTTTCGAGGAGGCATACCGCCCCACGGATGGCATGAACTTTGGTCTGGCAATCGAGGCCGCCAAGAAGGGTGCCAAGATCACGCGGCGCGGATGGAACGGCAAGGGAATGTGGGTTGTGTACCGCACCGGCTATCCCGAGGGAATCCCCTGCAACAAGAACACTGCGGAGGCCGTCGGCATCCCTGAAGGCACTCTGTTCAAGGTCCGTCCGTACCTCCAGATGAAGTGCGTAGACGGCAGCTTCCAGATGTGGCTTGCCTCCCAGAGCGACATTCTGGCGGACGATTGGGAAATCGTTGAGTAAGCTACCGGCGCCCCGCTCCGTGCGGGGCACACATGACAGGGTAACTGGAGAAGGTTCCAGCCCGGCCTCATAAGCCGGACGACGCGGGTTCGAGTCCCGCCCCTGCCCCCAATCCGGAAAGTGGCGAGGAAGCGCGAGAAGATGGGCGCACCGTGGGGCTGCAACCATGGAGCAAGCCGTTGAAAAGACGCTGGCTGCCGGATACCAAAGCGGGGTCGCTCCCCTCCGTAAAGCCGGACGGATTCAGCCCGATAAGACTGTGACACCCCGGAAGTAGCAACGGGGGCAAGCCGATCAGGAGCGCGGCGCGCTGGCATACCGCAACGGAACTTCGAGAGTCTGACAAAGTATGCTCTACACGGGGGATTAGCTCAGTTGGCTAGAGCTGGAGTGTCCCGGGTTCGAGTCCCGGATTCCCCGCCAGCGTGGGCCGAAAGGCCTGCGCTTCATGCCGACTTCGCGTAATGGTAGCGCAGCGGTCCAGAAAACCGTCGCCCGTTGTACGGGTATGAGGGTTCAAGTCCTTCAGTCGGCGCCATGCGTACCTCCCATGGATAACATATCGGGCCGCCCGTAAAAGCCTGACCGGCTCTCCGGTTCCAGTGCAATTCTGGTTGGGTACGCTCTATGCAGAATGAACCACGGGAGCCGTGGGACAGGTTGCTAACCTGATTCGACCGGAAACGGTTGGGGTGCAAGACCTCCGTTCTGCGCCATATTTTCAGAGGGGGTGGCAAAATGCCGCAGGAACGCGAAAACACCGGCGAGCGGAAATACGCCACCGCCGAAGACCTCCGCGCCAAGTGCGAGGAATATTTCGAGAAGTGCGACAAGGAGTACAAGCTATACGGCGAGGCCGGTTTGGCGCTGCATTTGGATGTGACGCTGGCGACGCTCCGCCGATGGTACGACGGCGAACGGTGCCCGGATTTGCAGGACACGGTTCAGAAAGCCTATCTCCGCATTCAGGCACAGACCGAAAGTGACCCTACCTACATGGCAAAGGGCATGGTCACAAAGGCAATTTTCCTGATGAAGCAGCCCCGTCTGGGCGGCTATCAGGACAAGATCGAATCCAAGCAGGACATTTCCGTCAACGTGAAAATGGGCGAAAATGTGGACGCTTCCGACTTCAAGTGATGGAGGGCTTTATGACGAACATTTTGCTTTGCATCGTAATCGTGCTGCTGATTCTGGTTGCCCTGCTGAACATGGCCCAGTACAGCCGCATCGTGAAGAAGGAGCGGGAGCAGGCCGCCGAAGACCGGATTCAGGCCGCCATGGATGAAGCCGCAGCGGAGGAGGCCCGCCGAAGCCGGAGCATGGACGAAGGCTTTGAAAACCTGATGGGCTACGAAGTGAATCTGGGCCGGGGTATGAAGACCGGAGGTGAGCCGTAATGCTGAACACCGTACAGGATGTTTTCGACATTGCGATCCGCCTCATGGACGCCCAGAACGAGAGTACCGGCACCACTGACACGGCAGACACCAAGGAATACAGGCTGCGTACCCCTTCTTTGGTGAACAGCCTGCTTGACCGGGTTTACCCGGGCAGCGACACCTACGCCACGGCGGAGCCGGGAAAGCGCCCCATCTGCCCGAAGGTGGCGGCAATGACGGACACGCTGGCACTGGATGAACGCATCTGCACCGGCGTTCTCCCTTACGGCCTCGCCGGTTTGCTGCTGTCGGAGGAAAATCCGACGCTGGCAAATTTCTTCTGGGAAACCTTTTTGGAGCAGCTGGCCGAGGCCAAGGGCGGCATCCCCGCCGAAATCGGTGACGTTGAAGACTGCTACGGCGGCTTTGGCGGCATTGAGTACGGGAGATTCAGCCAATGGTAACGGACGGTTGGTACTGCTGCCCGGCCTGCGGGAAGCACGTCCAGAAGATTGAGCGCGGCAGCGTGATCTACAACACGCCGCTGTTTTGCCGGTCCTGCAAAGTGGACTGGTATCCGACGATTTACATGGGCGCGGAGTTGGACGACGACACGCCTTTCATACACAGGCATCCGAAAACCGAAGAAACGTAGGCCTTCAGAGCGCCAGACGCCATAGGCAGCGAGGATAAAACCTTGCTGTGCTATGGCGTTTTTTGTTTGTATCAAAGGCCCGCCAGACCCGGCGGCCATTGAAATATGCGCCGGACAGACCAGTCCGGGGAAAGAGGAAGTTTATGGAAGATACCACCAACACCACCGTAGAGCAGGAGCAGACCAGCGACGGCTTCATGGAAGGTTGGGACGAGGACACCCCCGTCAGCGACGAGGCAGACCAGCCGGAGGAGCAGATCGAGGGCGGCAGTGAGCAGGTTGCGGAGGAAGATCCTGCCACTGAGGAAACCGGCGGCACCGCGCAGACCTCTCAGCAGACCACTGAGCAGGGCGGCGAGGGTACTGGAGCCGAAGATGGACAGCAGGCGGCAGAGGGCAGCGACACCACGCAGGCCCAGCAGCCCCCGGCGGACGCGCCGAAGACATGGACGCTGCGCCATCTTGACCAAGTACACACCGTTGGCGAGGCGGATATGGTCGTTTTGGCCCAGAAAGGCCTTGATTATGACCGCATCCGGGGCAAGTACGACGAGAGCAGACCCGTGATGGAACTGTTTGGCAGCTTTGCCAAGCAGGCCGGAATGAGCGTTCCCGACTACGTTGCCTACATCCGCACTCAGGCCAAGAAGGCCACGGGCATGAGCGAGGCGGAAGCCAAGCGGGCCGTGGAACTCGAAGACCGAGAAGCAGCCGTAGCCGCAAAAGAGGCTGCGGACGCACAGCGCCAGACCGCCCAGAGTCAGGCGGCAGCAGCGCAGGCCAGTCTGGAAGCCCGACGCCGGGCCGACATTCTGGAATTTCAAAAGACATTCCCCGATGTGGCGAAGGACCCCAAATCTATTCCGCAGGAAGTCTGGGCAGAGGTGCGCAAGGGCACCAGCCTTGTTGCTGCGTACTCCAAGTATGCACTGGCTCAGGCTCAGACCGCCCAGCAGACCGCCGAACACAAGGCGGCAGCCGCGACGCAGAACCAGAAGAACGCGGCCCGTTCCACTGGCAGCATGAAGACCGCCGGTGAAAGCACGCAGGGCAAGGACCCCTTTATGGACGGATTTGACGAATGATTCCGGGGCAGCCCTTTCCGCATCGGATTACAGAAAGAGAGGGCTAAATCATGGCTACCAATTACACGACTAAGTATGCCAAGAAGATCGCCGAGCGGTTCCATCTCGGTTCTCTGACCGATTCCGCTTGCGGTCACGATTACAGCTTTGTCGGCGCCAAGACCATTAAGGTTTACAGCGTTGACACTGTTGCGCTGAACGACTTTGACCGCACCGCCGGTTCCAACCGTTTCGGCGCTGTCGCAAATCTGGGCGACACCGTTCAGGAAATGACTTGCACTCAGGACAAGGGTTTCACCTTTGCCATTGATGCAGGCGACCAGTCCGATCAGGCCATCGACAAGGCCGCAGGCAAGGCCCTGCGCCGCCAGATCGACGAGGTTATCAACCCCACCATGGACAAGTACCGTCTGGCAAAGTGGGCCGCAGGTGCCGGTAACGAGTTTACCCCCAGCGCCGCTGTGACCAAGAACACCATTCTGGGCAACATCATCGACGCCAACGCCATGGCTACCGAGGATCTGGTTCCCACCGAGAACCGCACCATGTTCATCAGCGTGGACTGGTTCAAGCTGCTGGTTCAGGCCGACGCCATTCTGGCGCTGGACAAGCTGGGTGCCAAGGCAATCTCCAAGGGCGCCGTGGGTCTGGTTGACAACTGCACTGTCAAGCCCGTTCCCACCAGCTGGATGCCCGAGGGTGTCGGTGCCCTGATTAAGTACAAGGGCTGCACTGTCGATCCCGTGAAGCTGCAGCACTATGACGTGCTGCGCAAGGTTCAGGGCTTCGATGGTCCCGTTGTTCAGGGCCGCGTCTACTATGACGCTTTCGTGCTGGACGCCAAGAAGGACGGCATTGTCGTTCTGAAGACCGTTTAATTGATTGAGGCCCCCTTAACCGGGGGCCTCTTTCCAAAGATGCAGAGAAAGGTGAGCGTATGGGCCATCAGACAATCAAAAACAACGGCGGCACCATTACGGTTGATCTGGGAAGCCTGAATCCGAAGCAGAAGGAATTTTGCCAGTCCCGCACACGATACACCGCATACGGCGGCGCCCGTGGCGGCGGCAAAACCCATGTGCTGCGCATTAAGTCTTTCGGCGGTGCGCTGACCTATCCCGGCATCCGCATTTTGATCGTGCGTAAAGAATACCCGGAATTGGAGCAGAACATCATCATTCCCATGCGGAAAATGATTCCGCCGGAAATTGCCACCTACAACGGAACCATGCGCATGATGTTCTTTGTCAACGGCTCCATTATCAAGTTCGGCCACTACGGCCCCAATGACGACGACGAATATCAGGGTATCGAATACGACTGGATTTTCATGGAGGAGGCCACGCAGTTTACAGAGCGGCAATTCCGTACTCTGGGCGCCTGCTTGCGTGGTGCTACGAAGATTCCGCGCCGTATGTACCTGACCTGTAACCCCGGTGGCGTAGGCCATTTGTGGGTGAAGCGGCTGTTTGTTGACCGGAAGTACCGAAACGGTGAGCGCCCGGAGGACTACACCTTTATCCCGGCCACCGTGGACGACAACCCCCAGCTGTTGGAGGCATCCCCGGAGTACAAGCAAATGCTGGATCTGCTGCCGGATGATGTGCGGGCGGCATGGCGCTGGGGCGACTGGGATGCTCTGGCGGGCACCTTCTTCCCGGAGTTCCGCACAGAAACCCATGTTATCAAGCCGTTTCGGCGCATCCCTAGCGAGTGGCGGAAGTACCGCGTCTTCGACTACGGCCTTGATATGTTCGCCTGCCTGTGGATTGCTCAGGACTTTGATGGGCGCAGCTATGTGTATCGAGAGGTGCAGCAAGGCGGCCTGATCGTTTCGGAGGCTGCAAAGCTGGCTCTGGACCTGACGCCGCCATGGGAACACATCGAATTTACCCTTGCGCCGCCGGACATCTGGAACCGCCAGAAGGACAGCGGCAAGAGCATGGCAGAACTGTTTGCAGAAAACGGCCTCGGACTTGTCCGGGCCAGCAATAACCGGGTGCAGGGCTGGATGGCCCTGAAGGAAATGCTGAAGCCGCTGCTGAGCGACGAGGATAAGCCCGGAATCCTTGTGACGGAGGACTGCGCTGGCCTGATCGCCAACCTTCCCGTGATTCAGCATGACGACAAGAACCCTTCAGACTGCGCCACAGAACCCCATGAGATCACCCATATCTGCGACGCAATCCGCTATTATGCCGTGACCCGTACTCTGGGCGCGGAACTGCCGCAGGCTGCGGACGTGGACGACATCGAGGACGATATTACGGACTACGACGAGGCCATGACCGGCGGCGATATAGACGATGGATATTTGGACTACGGAGGTGAATGAGGATGGCGCGAATCGCCGCAAATAACTCCATCAGTATTTTGAAGATTAAGGAGTTTTTGGGCCTGAATGAGAACCCGGACGGGGATACCAACATCAAGACCGGAGAACTGTCCGAAATGCGCAATTTCAGGATCACGCGGGACAACCATCTTCAGGTCAGACCCGGCACCAAGACCATTGTGGACCTGAGAACGGCGTGGGACGCATGGGCCGCAGAGCATGAGGCCACCACAGAGGCGCCGCGGCTGTGCGGTGTATGGCATGGCAAGGTTGGCGAGGCCTACCACACCATTGCCGCCTTCGGCGGTGTTCTGTTCGACGTGGACCTTGCCGGACTCACCACGGCGGTCATTGGCACCTGCACAGAGGACGACACCACATTTTTCGGATTTGAAAGCAATGTGTATCTGCTGAACGGCCACGAGTACCTGTGCTGGGACGGTGGCACCGAAAGCCAGTTTGCAGAGGTGGAACCGTATGTGCCTACGGTGCTGACGGCTTCTACCCCTCTCGGAAGCGGAACGGCATTGGAGAATGTGAACCGCCTGACCAATAAGCGCAAAGCCAAGTACAGCCCGGATGGCTCCGCCAAGGACTTCTATCTGCCGGAGTCTGAGGTAGGCGAGATCGTGGAGGTAGAGGGCACAGACGCCACCTACACGCTGGACGCTGAAAAGGGCAAAGTGACGTTCAGTAGCGCTCCTGCTTCCGGCGTCAACTCCCTTACCATCACCTATACCAAGGACGAAGGCGCTGCGGACGAGGTTAAGAAGATGCGCTTTGCCGAACTGTTCAACGGCGCCACCGATACCCGCGTATTCCTGTATGGCGATGGCAGCAACAAGACGATTTACAGCGGCGTCAATGCCGACACCGGCAAGCCGGATGCCTCCTATTTCCCTGATCTGTATGAGGCCAGTATCGGCGAGGCCAACACGCCGATTACGGCCATGATCCGCCACTACTCCCGCCTGCTGGTCTTCAAGAGCGCAAGCGCATGGAGTATGCAGTATGAGATCGTTTCGCTGGCAACAGGCGCAGTTTCCGCAGCGTTCTATGTGACGCCTGTAAACCGCCAGATCGGCAACGCGGCTCCCGGTCAGGTGCAGCTGTTGGAGAACAACCCTCTGACGCTGTTTGAAAAGAGCATCTACCAGTGGCGGGCCACCTCCACCAGCGGCAATATCACTTCCGACAACCGCAACGCCAGTCGGATTTCTGACCGCGTAGCGGTGACGCTGGCAGGCTTTGACCTTGCCAAGACCAAGACCTTCAACCGTCTGGGTGAAAATGAATACTGGTTCCTGCACGGCGGTACGGCCCTGATTCTGAACTATGCGAGTAACGCATGGTACGAATACACCAATATGCCGTTCACGGAAATGCTGGAGGTTTCCAGCCAGCTTTACGGCTTTACGGAGGACGGCAGATGCGTCCATGTAAGCCGGGAGTACCGGAACGACGACGGCACAGAGATTGACGCCTACGCGGCAACCGGCTCCATGGATTTTGACAAAGACTGGCTGCTGAAGTACAGCCCCATGATCTTTGTGGCTATTCAGCCGGAGAGCGGCGCCCGCGTCAGCGTGACCGTAGAAACCAACCGACGCAGCGACTACCCGGAGAAGATCGTGGCGGCAGGTTTCGCAACCTTTACCCATGTGGATTTCGGGCACTGGTCTTTCGGCACCAACCGAAAGCCGCAGGTCCGGCGGGTGAAAATGAAGGTGAAAAAGGCCACCTTCTACAAGCTGATCTTTAAGAGCCTGTCCGCTTCCGCCACGGCGACGGTGCTGGAAACGGACATCCAGCTTCGATATACCGGCAACGTAAAGTAAGGAGAAGGATATGAGACACGAATTGACGCCGCAGACTGTGGCGAAAGAATACGAAGCGGGATTGGCCTTCAACAACGGTATCGACCTGTACGACTGCGTTCAGACCAACGAAAACTTCTTCATTGGCAAGCAGTGGGAGGGCGTCAAAGCCAACGGCCTGCCTACCCCTGTGTTTAACTTCCTGAAGCGTGTCGTGCTGTTCTCCGTGGCAAATGTGTCCACGGACAACCTGAAGCTGCACGCCAAGCCTCTGCCCAGCAGCGGCCAGCATCCCGCGCACGTTATGGAGGTTCTGGTAGACATTCTGAACGACCAGTTTGCCGGAATCTTTGAGTTCAACAAAATGGGTTCCAATATCCGTGAGTTCTGCCGGAACGCTGCCGTTGATGCCGACGGATGTATGTATACCTACTGGGACGCGGATGTGGAAACAGGACAGCCCAGCAAGGGCGCCATTCGCACGGAGGTCCTGCAAAACACGCAGGTCCTTTTCGGCAACCCCAACAGCCGGGACGTGCAGAGCCAGCCCTACATCCTGATTGAGCGCCGCTTGCTGCTGAAGGACGTAAAACGCCGGGCCAAGGCCAACGGAGTCAGCGAAAATGACCTTTCGCTGATCGTGGCCGACGATAAGGAAAGCGGCGACACCCACCTTGACCAGTTGGGCGGCGAGAAGGTAACGACTCTGCTGCGGCTGTGGCGGGACGAGGACAACGGCACCATCTACGGCTACGAATGTACCCGCAACGCCACCATCCGCAAGAAGTGGGATCTGGGCATTAAGCTGTACCCCCTGACGTGGATGAACTGGGACTATGTTCAGGACTGCTATCACGGGCAGGCCATGATTACCGGCCTGATTCCCAACCAGATTTTCGTAAACAAACTGTTCGCCATGTCTATGATCTCCCTAATGACGCTGGCGTACCCCAAGGTGGTCTATGACAAGACGAAGGTTGCAAAGTGGAGCAACCGCGTGGGCGCATCCATTGCCGTCAACGGCAATGTGGATAACGTCGCTAAGATCATCGACCCGGCTTCCATCAGCCCCCAGATCAGCCAGTTTATCGACATTGCCATCAGCTATACCCAGAAATTCCTCGGTGCGTCGGACGTGGCGCTGGGCGATACCCGCCCGGACAACACCTCCGCTATCATCGCCTTGCAGAGAGCGGCAGCGACCCCCATGGAACTGACGAAGCAGAACCTTTTGCAGTCCATTGAAGATCAGGGCCGCATCTACATGGAGTTCATGGGCGAATACTACGGCAAGCGCTATGTGGAGGTCCCCGGCCCCAACGGACAGGGAAAGGTCATGGTGGCATTTGATTTCGCCACCCTGAAGGAGATCCCCTTCACCGTGGAACTGGATGTAGGCGCATCCTCTTACTGGTCCGAGATCGCGTCCATGCAGACGTTGGACAATCTGCTGATGCAGGGCAAGATCGACACCATCGAATACCTGAAGCGGCTGCCTGCCGGTCAGATCACAGACCGCGACACGCTGATTGCGGTTCTGGAGCGGGAACGCCAGATGCAGCTGATGATGGCAGGGATGCCTGTCCCGCAGGATGGCGGCGCCCCTACCCAGACTCCCGGCCCGTCGGACGAGGCGACACCGCCCGTCCGGGGCGGCCCCGGCTATGGTGCCTTGCAGAGAAAAATCAATCAGACCGGCGAAGTGCCGAAGGAGGGTTAAGGAATGTCTACGCAGCTGAACGACGATGTTAATATCATTGCCAACAGCGACCTTGAAATTACATATTTTGAGGGCGATGTGAACATCATTCAGAAGTTGGATGATGAACCCAACGATGTAGGCGGCCTGACTTCTGCCGAACTGAAGGCAAAGTTTGACGAGGGCGCCAATATCATCAAGAAATTTATCAACGAGAGCCTGATTCCCGAACTGCTGGCCGCAGACGCCACCGAGGCGACCCGTGCTGCAGCCGAGGCGGAGCGCGTCAGTAATGAGGAAGGGCGCGTAAGGGCCGAGCAGGCCCGTGTAGAGGCGGAGACAACCCGCCAGACCAACGAGGGCACCCGTGGTACTCAGGAGGCACAGAGGGCCGCAGCGGAGCAGGAACGGGCCAATGCGGAGGCCGCCCGGAAGACCGCAGAGGAAGGCCGCGCAACGGCGGAGAATCTGCGTGTCACTTCTGAAAATGCCCGCTCTACGGCGGAGCAGAACCGAGCCGCAGCAGAGAGCGGCAGAGCCACGGCGGAGACTACCCGTGTCCAGAACGAAAATGCCCGGGCGCAGGCCGAACAGAATCGGGCCACGGCAGAAACCCAGCGTGTCGCCGCAGAAAAGTCCCGCGCAGACGCGGAGACGGCCCGGAGCGTCTGGGAGGAGTACAGCAACACCAAGACCTATGTGCCCGGCAACAAAGTCAGCTATCAGGGCAGCAGCTACCAGAATAAGAAGGCCTGTACCGGCGTTCTTCCCCCTGATGATGCAAGCTGCTGGTTTGTGATTGCGGCGGCAGGCGCCGACGGCAAGGGCGCCGGTGATATGCTGGCTTCCGTATATGACCCCAAGGGCATCCGTAAGGACATCTTTGCCTATGCTGACGAACAGGACAAGCTGAAGCAGGACCTTCTGAAAGGAAAGCAGGGCCAGATCGTAGGCTTTGACGCGGAGGGTAAGGCTGTTGCCATGGACAACCCCAGCGGCGGCTTTGTGCTGGCATCCATCGCCATTACACAGGGCGCCACAAAGACGGCATACCTGAAGGGCGAGACTTTCAACCCGGCAGGCATTGAGCTGAAGGCCACCTATGCCAACGGTGCCACGCTGCCGGTGAGCCTGTCCGGCTTCACGCCCAGCGGTCCGCTGGAGGACGGCACCACCTACGTTACGATCCAGTACACGGAGGGCGGCGTGACGAAGACGGCGCAGCAGTCCATCACTGTAACGCCCATCCTGACGGGCTTGCAGGTGACGACCCCGCCCACCAAGACAGTCTATACCTACGGCGAGTCTTTCAGTGCCGCAGGCATGGTTGTGACCGGCGTTTACTCCGACGGCCACACGGCAGCTGTGACCGGCTACACCACCTCTCCGGCCAGCTTTACGTCCGTTGGCGCCAAGGATGTGACCATCACTTACTCCGAGAACGGCTACACGGCCACCGCCGTCCAGACGGTGACGGTGAATAAGGCGGCGGGAAGTATGTCCATTTCCCCCACGACGCTTTCTCTGGGAGCCAAGGCCAGCAGCGGCACCATTGCCGTTACCCGCGTCGGAAACGGCGCTGTGTCCGCCGTTTCTGACAATCCCGATCTGGTGTCGGTGTCTGTCAGCGGGACGACTGTTACGGCTACCTGTCACGGCAGCAATCCCGGCACGGCCAATATCACGGTCAGCGTGGCAGCGGGCACCAACCATACGGCCCCGGCCAGTCAGGTCTGCGTCGTGACGGTCAGCTATGTTTCCTCCACCCTGAACAGCAACGACTGGGACGTTATCAGTTCCGTTGCGGACAGCGACGAGGGCGCGAACTACTGGGCCGTAGGCGATACCAAGACCATTACCATCAACGGCACGGTAGGCTCCACGGCAATCTCCAATCTGTCCATGGACGCCTACATTATCGGCTTCAACCACAATGCGTCTGTGGAAGGTGCCCACCGGATTCATTTCAAGCTGGGTAAGATCAACGGCGCACAGGTTGGTCTGGTAGACGCCAACTACAACAGCCAGCAGACCGCAAGCGGCAAGTTCACTATGAACACCAGCAACACCAACAGCGGCGGCTGGGCCAGCAGCCACATGAGAAAGACCGTGCTGGGCAGCGACAGCAGTCCTACCAGTCCCACGGCAAACACCCTTCTGGCGGCCCTTCCTGCGGCGCTGCGGGCCGTTATGAAGCCGCTGACAAAGTACAGCGACAACACTGGCGGCGGCTCCGACACAGCCTCCTATGTGACCGCTACGACGGATTACCTTCCCCTGTTGGCAGAAAAGGAAGTCTTTGGCACCCGAACCTACGCCAACTCTGCCGAACAGAACAAGCAGGCCCAGTATGCCTATTATTCTGCTGGCAATGCCAAGATCCATTACAAGCATAACGCCACGACTACGGCGGCGTGGGCGTGGCTGCGCTCCGTCTATTACGACACCACCGGTTATTTCCTCGTTATC